GATAGCACGACGGCTAACGTTGGTGTACTCGTAAGCATGACCAGATGCAAACTCAACAAGCACAACGCCAAGGATAGGCGAGACTTGCATGAATGCAACAGCGTCAGAGGTACGAGGAGTGATGTTGAAGAACATGTGAAACAGTAGCAATGTGAAATGAGCTGCGTCCTTGATGGAGCAGCAATGACCAGGCAGGGACTCGAACCCCACTGTACGCCGGTGCATACTGGCCGGTGCCATGAACATACTTGTATGCCGCCTGTGGCTCGGCGGCTTAGCGTGTCTACCACACCTCCCGGTCAAGAACCCATGCCGGTCGTCGCTGTCTACCAGTTGCTCTGGAAGCGGTGTGCTTATGAAGTTGTCGAGGTTCAGAGGGGGAGTGACTGATGGTTGAAGATCGAGACTCTCCTCCCCCTTAACAGGGAGAGTCGAGATCAAGACCTTCAATCAGTCATCTCAGTCATGATAGACCGTCACGAGCCGGTTTGGGGCAGCAATCGCCATAAGGTCTGCTTATCACCGTGGTTTGCTGGGCGGAAACCGTTGCGGTGACTGGCTTATAACCGTTGCTTATCTATCTCATAAAATGTTCTAATGGATCGCCGACAGATCGCGACAAATCGAGACGGGGTAGGCGGTTTGGGTCGGTGTTGAGCCGGTATTGAGCCGGTTGGACGCGGCTGAGCGCCGGTTATGCGCGGCTGCACGCCGGTTACAACGGGCGAGCACTGGCTGGCACCGGCGCGTGCAGGTGCGTCACAGGCGCTACGCTGGCACCCCCCCTATGGGGGAAACGTCATTGGCCCAACGCTATAATAGGCTTCAGAAATTTCTGTTAAAAATTCTAGGTTTAGGACAGTTATCCCAGTGATAGCCAGTATGAACCAGTTCAATACCGACGAACACTGCTAATATCAGCAAAAACAGTTTCATGACGCCCAGACCGCTGCATAACAAGCCGGAAAACACATTGCTATAAGCTGTTTACACTGGTCTGCAATAAGTTTATGCTCCTTCTGCGTTCCATTGGCGCATCTTAGGTCACAGTAGTGTATCCAGCTACGTAGAGTACCGTTCATGTACATCCGAGTAGGCGTACTGAGGGGTAGGACATCACGTGCACACTCCTTTGCTACTCCTGCTTCTAACAGTTTACGGTAAACAAGTTCTGAATGCTTATAAAGCTGTTTAATTTCTTGCTTAAGGAATAGGTCTTCCTCTTCTACTTCTATGCTGTTCTGGCGGTTAACCGGGTCTTGCAGGCGTAGTTCCGGTACAACGCCGGTACCAAGCAAGCTAGCATCAGCATAGCGTTGAGAGAACTCTTGAAAGGAGAAAGATCTGTGTCGTAGTATTTGTGCTGCTACTGACCTAGTAGTTTCAATTTCTACACACATGTTCACCATTTCAAAGGGTGACCAGTGTTTATGTTTAATCAGATAGCTAATTAGCTTAGCACTAGTCTTAGTGTTGTTCTGATTACTGGGGTTAGATACCCTTGCCATATAAGCTACTAATTCATCACCTTTGTTAGTGTGATGGATTAGCTGTACGGTGTGGTGGTCGGTAGACATACAGTAGTAAAACGGAAACAAGCCGTATTTAGTGGTGGGGAGAATGGTGGAAAAATAAACCTTGTTCGGTTTACTGTCAGTAAAGAAAAGAAGGGGGAGATTTGTTGTCTCCCCCAACACAGGAAGTCCACCCTTCTTCCTGTATAAGTCAGGGACCTCTTAAATCCAAGTCGGTGACTGGTTTTTTGTATTACCTCTTGCTTGCCTTCTTTGGTCTAATGTAAACCCCAAAGCTAGGTGGTTTGTCGCCTGTTGTGGGTCGTCTATAAAGGCTTCCAGTAGGTCGTTCCAGTCGTCACGTTTACGCTGTTTTATTACTTCTTGTGCTGAAATAGACATAGCGTCTGTAAAGTATTTAACGCCTTGTGCCAACGCATCCAGGCGGTCATCATGTCTAACCGCACCTTTTTCTCGGCACATTCTACTCATTTGATAAAAGAGCATATAGAGAAGGCGTTTTTCTGGAGCGTCGTCTTTATTTGAGTTGTAGTCCCAGTCGATGACATTACGATCAACAACAAGGCGGTGTTGATTAAGGACAGGCTCAAGGGCATCAATAATACGTTCCTCTTTTCGGACATTAGCTCGTACCTCCTCTACATCAATTCCTTGTTGTGTTTGTTGTAGGTGTTTTTTAAATAGTTCAGCAACAAGACCGTCACCGAAGTTAGTCTCAACAACAAGCTTGGTTACCCCGAACTTTTTACACCCTTTTAGAATGTCCAGAAGCGTATTGTCTGAGTATCCGTCTCGATAAGCTCGCACCTCATGCAGGTACAAATAACCGTTGCGTTGCGAGATATAAGCTGCTGCCGTTTCATCTGTACCACGACCCGACGGGTCAACTGAGCAGATTGTTTCTTGGTAAGGACCCCATTCTCCTTGGAGCTGCATTGGAGAGTAGAAATAGTCTCCAGGTAACCCAACAGTGGGGAGTTCTTTGATGACGTTGCGAGGATCTGAGCACCAGATAATGTCGTCAGGAGCGGACTTAGGATTAACACTGGTGACGACAAGATCAGCCATCTTGAGGGGGAATTTTTCAGCGTCGCTGAGGCTTGTGTCAAGCATAAACTGCAGCATAAAGTTGCTGCGTCCCATAGATGCTTCACGTTCGATAAGATCTTCATGGCTAAAGCGGTCAGGGTCAGTTACATCCCACGCCTCTGCACCCATATCAATGTCTTCCTGTAACTGCGGCGCTATGAGTCCTTCATAGTTAGCAAGTTTACGAGGAACACGAGCAGGCCATACAAAGGGGCGGTAATTACGTTCTGCAAGTTTACGATAAATGGTAAAGGTTGTCTGTGGTGTGCCGAGATACATGATTCGGCTGTCTTCTTTTGGCGTAAGAATTGATTCAGCCTCCGTACAGAGTTGCAGCAGTTTCTCACGCATCATTTCAGTCATTGAGTTGCCTGGCACCTCCACGTCATCAAGAATCATCAGGTCGGCACGTGAACCCGTAAGCTGACCGGTGATACCCACCGATTTAACCGACGGAGCCTGGGACGGTGAACAGTTAACGTCGAAGCTAATCCGGCTCCAACGGGCGTCATCCGCCTTAGGCTGTAGGTGCTTAAGCCAGGGTGTCTCAATGATAAGTTTTTGTAGGAAGATGCTCATGTTATCTGCTCGCTCCTTAGAAGCGGAGATAATCATGATCTTTTTTTCGGCGTTATTAAATAAAGTCCAGAGCACAAAGGCACCAGTAATCCAAGACTTACCAACACCACGAAACGCTTGGATCTGTAGTCGCTTAGGTCCGTGTTGTAGGTAGTCGGCAATAGCGTATTGTGCTCTGGTCGGTTGTGGCAAGTCTAGCTGTGACCACAAGGCTTGTAAGAATACTTTAAAATCGCCCTGTAGGGCGGCTAGAACATCGCTCATAAATTACATCTCGTTATTTAGCACTTGTTGCAAAAAGGATACTTCACGTTTACCCATTGCTTTTAATGCTTCGTCAAGTTGACGGGTTTCGGCTGGTTTAACAACTTGGTTAAGGAATTTAGAAATTGCTTTAATGTTAGCGGCTTGGTTACCGACAGCAATACCTGCCTTTTTGAAGTTATCAAAAAACTGCTGACGCCGTTCAGGTGTCATATCACGCACAGCATTAGCAATACGGGAAATGTCATACACGTGATCTGCATCTAAACCTTCTTTAGCAGCATTTGCAAGTGCTTTAAAGTAGGCACGTTCATCGGCGTCATCAGGTGTCGCCAATGTTTCGTTAATTTTACGGGTGTTACCTTCTTCAGTGATACCACGTCCAGTGTTTTCACGGGTTGATTTTCTGGTTACTTGACCGCCAGGCGCATAAGGTGCTCCGTAGTTACGAATTTGCATTAATTCGCCATCTTGTTCGTACTTAGTACTAGCCATCATCATGGCTTCTTCTTTGCTGGTAGCACCTTTAAATGTTTTGTCGGAAAGGCTAGGTGGCACAGGACCGGCGATAGACCGCCGTTTTTCACCAAGACGACGCAGGTTTTCTACGGCATCATCACGTGAGTATCCAAGCCGTACAACACCGCCTTCTCCGATAAGCGAAAAAGCTGATTTTAAAAGTTTTGCTGACATAAGAAAAGAAGCCGCTCTGTTTGGAGCGGCGGTATTGTTAATTATCAAAAATCACGGCCAAGATTGACCCATTTTTTACCATTCCACCG